ACAGGTGGGACTTTGACATAGGTGGCATGGGACCGCTAACCTAGGACTTTCGTGTGTATTGGTTCAGGGATTGCTGCTCGACGGGTACGCGTACCTGATTTCCGCACTCAGGGCAATACCAGGTGCGCCGCTCCAGGCTGAAGACCATCTGTCCGTTGCAAGCTGCAAGCTTCACGAAGTCCCACTCTCTACAGATCGTCATTCAATCACACTCACACGACCAATAACCAATCCATCTCGAGTACACAATATGCTTGCCACATTCTTTGCACTTCATTCAATGAGCCTCCAGTGATCGGATGAGGGCATCTATCTCCGCTCCGAACTTCGCTCGAACACGTTTCGTAGCTGCCCAATCATCGATGATCAGTTCCAGCGCCTGGCTATTGTTGTCTCCCGTGTTCCGCATGGCGTGTTGATCTATCTGTACGCTCGCCCAGAGGGGTATTCTGAACGAACGAGTCAAGTACGGGCCCTTCTTGTCCCTGTTTCGGTACGACTTCGTCATATCGTTGGCCAATTGAATCCTCCTTATAATCATATCATCATTACTATGCAGGGGGTGGTAAATTAAGTAGTGTATGGCCTCCTTGCGCTACGCTATGGTGCTGCGTAGACCCTTAGCAGCAGGGGTGGGCAAGGCTGAAGTTAGGGGAAGATAGGGCGCATAATGGACCCAAGGGCCCATTTCCGCCCAGTTAGTGCAGTTTATACACCGTACCCACCCCCGTACGCGCATGGCAACCAGTAAGACCGCATCATTCTGGCTGACAGAAGTGGTTGCGTTGACAGCTGCAACTGCAACAGGTGGTAGAGCCGACGGAACGATTGATCTTGGAGCATACGTGGATGTGGGTGACCAACAAGCAATAGCTATCGAACATGTTGACTTCATTTGGCAACGTTCAGCAACTTATGACCAAAATGTAGAGGCTTTCTTGGCTGCTAACGGTTCTCTAGCTGCTCAACTAACCGATCTGAACCCCGGGACACTCTTTGTTCGAGCAGATGACAACAACCTGATTGCATCTGGAGCCCTCAATATCGACATCGCTGCCAACCTGAGCACCAATGCAACGGACTTCTATCCGGACGTCTTTGGCAAACTGGATGAGTCGAGGATAGTTGTTAACGACCAAATGTATTTGACAATTGGAGTAGATGGAGCCGCAATAGGTACCGCAGCTCTTTACTGCACAGTGAGGATGAAGTGTCGTATCGTCAAACTCTCCACCAAGGACTGGATGGCGATTGCGATTCAGAGTACAGCCAGTGACAACTGAAGGAGTTCCTGGCATGGAACTATCCGATTCAGCAGCGACGGCCCTCTGCACAGTAGCAGAGAAAGCGATGGTTGCCAGGGGAGTCGACCCCATGATTGCAGCTGCTTTCGCTGAGAGAGCCTGTCGCCCCCTGGTTAGCAAAGGTCTTCGAAGAGGAGCGAAGGCAGCGAAGAAGGGAGCTAAGAAGGCTGTTCGCAAAGGAAAGAAGATGACCAGGAAGACTCAACTCGCCATCAACAGGGGAAGGAAGCGATCAGGACTCAAGCCTATCAAGTGGAAGAAGAAGGGACGATGATGGCGGAACCGAAGGCTCACCAACTCTACAAGCAGGTAGGAGTAGCGGCTCTCACCGTGGTAAACGCCAGCGGCGGCCTTGCGACAGTCACAGGGGGATGGGAGGTTATCCTAGTCGATCTCAATGCAGCCGCTATCGCGCATCGAAATTACATTGATTTGTCTGGATGGTCAAAACAAGAACTAACTACCTTTACTCAAGGAGTGGACATCCAAAAACAACAGATACCAATCAAATTACCGAGTCCAACATCTACTTCGTTGTGGGAATTTGATTTCATCACCACCCGTAAAATAACCGATGCGGAACTCGCTGCTTATGCAAACCTTCCGGGCTTTACAGGTAGTACTGTTGACCTCATGGAAGTCATTTACGGTGAACGGATGTTGTATGGAGAGAACCTCTCAGTACCAGGGAACTATCTTCAGATCAGTGGTGACACCTTCGGTTCTGGTAATCCGACAGCGATGGACAAACTGCACTGGACTCGTTTGATAATTGCTGATTCGCCTGGGGACGGAGAGCAGATAGCAGTATGGCCGACTAACCTGGTTGTGCAAGCGATGACCGTTGAAGAAAAGGACCTCGTCTGGATGGAGCGGCTCCGAAGGTCGTATGTGCTTCAGGATGAGGCGGACATCTGATGGCGCATAAAAAAAAGAAAGAAGAATTCGATCCTTCCCTCACAGGTGGATATCTACCTGGTGCTCGAGCTCCGGTAGCTGCTATTGCGCCGAAGCTGGTTTTACGTAGAAGGAAAGGATGGATATTACCCCAAACCCCAATTCTCATTATGAATCCCCACTCACATGAATATGGGGTCGAGCATGAACATTGGGAAGGTGGACTCCTCGAAAAGCCCGAAGGCTTTCTGAAGGCGTTTGCTTATTATGGATTTGTCGGGGTGGCTGATCCTTGGAATGTAGCCGAAGCCTTTGCATGGAAAAAAGGATTGGGTATTCCCTGGTTGGCTGGTTATGCTTTGGCTGGAGTAAGAGGGTTTGTGCTCGGAGGATTAGTCTTGACTCTAATTGATCCGAAGCATCAATGGGAAGGTGGTTTGGATGAAACGATTGGGTATCAGAACTTTGTGTCCCCACTCAATCCCGGCTCTCCGGCGCCGTCTGGAGGATGGTGGGATTGGAACAGGTGGGACTTTGACATAGGTGGCATGGGACCGCTAACCTAGGACTTTCGTGTGTATTGGTTCAGGGATTGCTGCTCGACGGGTACGCGTACCTGATTTCCGCACTCAGGGCAATACCAGGTGCGCCGCTCCAGGCTGAAGA